CTATGAAAAGGGTAAAAACATCTGCGAACAGGTCAGAGCATTGTCTTATGTCTATAAATGCCCTATTATTTCAGCTTGTCAGTTGAATAGATCTGCTGTTGGACAAAATAACCCTGATATGTCAGGTGTTGCTGAGTCTTTGGCTATTGTTATGACTGCTGATGTGATTGTATCTATCTTCCAGAACGAAGAAGACCAAGAAATGGCAGTAATTCGTCTGGGAATGATGAAAAATAGGTTCGGACCGAGAGGAATGACACAAGCCATGAGAATTAATTATTCCACACTTTCTATATATCAGGCAGATGATGAGGAAGAAATTATGGATAATAATGAACTTAGCCTTCTTGAAAAGTTGAGTGATTAAATAATGGAATGGTATCGTTTAAAATATTTTTTGAAGAATTTGTCACAAAAAAAAGGGAAGGTAATAGACCTTTTGGAACTATGTTTGATCGAAAAGATGATAGCTTTTCCATTAAAGATGTTGCATCTTATAAAAAAAATCGTGATGATGCAGTTCAGTATAAACAAACTATGGGAAGTGGAAGTATTACCCAAGATATTCGTAACGATGAAAACGAATATCTGGAGCAGGTGATGAAATATTACGGATTTTATTTGAAAGAGGGGTTCGACTCTTTACCTAAAGATGGTTCTTTGGTGTATAGGGGACATAAAAATCCCGACCCCTTTTCCAAGGGTGAAGATTCCAAAGCTATAGGAAATTCAGTCTATTTTTCATCCAATCCAGCATATGCATATTCCGTATATTCGGTTGGACATAATCCTAGTTCGACACAAGTGGGGCAACGCGGATTTAATAGCCTACAAAACAGAGTCCAAGAACCAAAAGAAAACACCAAATTTAAAATTGGGTTTTTTACCACTGCAACTCCAAAAAATCCTGATAACATTATGTGGTATTTAAATTTTGGTTATGAGGATGGTGATAAAGGATTCACAAGATTGGAGAGAAATATTAAATATATTTACGATGCTGAATGTGTTGAACGCAAAGAATCATTTTCAAAAATAAGAACATATTTGATGTATAATAAATCTATGATAGGTTTTGATAGGTTGAAAAAAGTTCAACCTGATTTATATAACAAGGTTATGAGTAGCTATGTAATTAAATCTAAAAATGAACCAAGAGTTATTTGATTTCTCTTAATCCTATTCTAAGATTCTTATATGGAATCACCTATTGACAATTTTATAGAAATTGGTAATTATAACATGCAGCGAATTTTTGCATGGGTCAATAGCGATTTGGATGGAATTGGATCAACAATTCTTTTGGGGAACATATTTAAAAATTTTGAGTATCGTCATTGTTTTTTTGGTAAGTTTGAAGAGCAATATCTACCATGGGCTAAAGAAAACGCAGAGGATTATGATAAAATCTTTATCGTCGGCATGGTTCTAGATCAAAATCTTATCAAAAAGATTGATGAGGAAGAAATTATGGACAATGATGAATTGGACTTATTGCAAAAATTATCAAATGGTTGACTTTCTTAAAAACTAGTATACAATACAGACCTTATGAAAAATAAAAATAAAAATAATACACAACGTCTAGCTCATCCACGGCGCAAACAGAGTCCGAAACAATCAAAGACGTTTTCGCCGTTGGATGGAGCGTCTTGTTCGGCTTCTTCATTTTTTTCTAGGATGTGGAGATTTATTACAAATGCTGACAAACGAGACACTGAAAAAGAATATCAAGAATCATTCAATCGTGAACAGGATAGAAAAGTTAAAGAGATTATGGATTGGTTTGCCCGTAATTCACTTACAGATACTCATGATGGTTGCAAATGTCGTAATCAAGGTGCAAACACCGACAACCCAAGATAAAATCTCCACTCGCCTATTCTGGATTTTTGTTAGTCGGTTTTGTTCTTTGTTGTCATCGTGTAAAATTGACATTAAGCTACCCAACTTACCAATTGCGGTAATAACGCCGATATGATTTGGGTAATTTGTTACTAAATCATCGATTGTCTTCTGTATCCCATCAAAAGTGAGATTTTCATCAAAATATCCTTTCTTTGTATTATCTGTCATAATGTTTGTTGTTTCTCTTTGTCGTCGGGAGGAGGGGGGTGGGGGATTATTTTGCCGAACGTCTAGCTCATCCACGGCGAACGTAAGACTCTGAATACGAAACAGACGACTTTGAGCCGTTGGATGGAGCGACATGTTGTGTTATTATGATTGACAATTCTTTAAATCCGAGTAATTATGACATGCAACGTATCTTTGCTTGGGTCAACTCAGATTTGGATGGTATTGGTTCTACAGTTCTTTTAGGTAATTTATTTAAGAATTTTGAGTATCGTCATTGTTTTTTTGGTAAGTTTGAAGAACAATATCTACCATGGGCTAAAGAAAATGCAGAAGATTATGATAAAATCTTCGTAGTCGGCATGGTTCTAGATCAAAATCTTATCAAAAAGATTGACGATCATCGTGTGGTGTTCGTTTCAGACCGTCCCGAAGACTTCAAAACATGGGATTCAACCATGATTCAGGAAGAATGTTCATCTTGCACCAAGATGTTGTATAAAAAATTCAAAGAAAAGGTGGAATTTACGAAAGATTTGAAAAAATTCTTCCTATACGTCGATGATTACAATTCATATGATCTAAAACACGAAGAAACCAAGTATCTCAATGCTCTTTATCGTAAATCTGGTGGAAATCGCTTTATTAATTTTGTAAATCGCTTCTGGAACGGGTTTGACGGGTTCACTACCACAGAAGTTAAGCTTGCTGAAGGTTTTTTCAAGGAATTAGAAAAAGAATTGGAGCAAATTCAACTATTCACAGGAGAATGGGAAGGATTTAAGGTCATTTCCACGATTTCTAAGTTCTCCGTGAATGAATTGAGCCATTCCATTATGGAAAATTATAAAGGAGACGCTGTAATTGTAATGAACCCTGATACAAAATTCGTTTCTTTTAGAAAATGTAAAGGATCGGAGGTTGACATTGCTAAAATGGCTGCTAATCTGTGTGACGGTGGTGACGGTGGTGGCGGCGAATGGGCATCAGGAGGTAAAATCACCAAAGAATTTTTGAAATTCAGCGAAACACTTACAGAATTATGAGCTTTGATCCATCATCAGAAATTGTGGAAGAGGAAACAAATCACCTCTTTCTATGCTATTGTTCCTTTATAAATCATCTTAAAGGAAAAAAATTATCCATTCAGAATGTTTTCGTGACTACTCTCCAAGAGGAAAGGCTAAAAACAATTTTGAAAACCATTTTATCTCTTGACTCTGACCAAGAACTTGTTAAAGTGTTTCTAGATTATGATCCTACTATTTCACGTAGTAAGTTCATCACGAAATACATTAATTCAGAGCAGAAAAAAAGAAAGAAGTGAAAAAACCAGAGGATATAATTAATTTTGGGAAATATAAAGGTAAATCTTTTGATGAGATTGCTGATATTGAACCATCTTATATTTTATGGCTATCTGAACATGTTGATGGTATCAATTTTAATAAAAGATGGTTGGAATCTGTTGAATGGGATATTCGTGATATGACAGAAGACGCTTGCATGGATGCGTTCATGAGTTATAATGATAGATATTAAATGATTGATATGACAGACTTTCAAAAGAGAATTTACAATTCTCATCTCGCCATCTCCCGCAAGATGCGTGACAAACCATTTCGGATTCGTAAGGATTTCTCCGACATGGATCAAACCAAGCTAGATCGTCTCGCTTCTCTGGAAAGATTTTTCAATAGTTATCAAAATATTAAAATTGATGATTATTTCGCTGCCCCTTACGTAATTTTTGAGGATGATGACTATTTTGATTTGGATTTTTACTTGACTTCCAAAGCAAAGAAGGCATACTCTCAATACATGAAGAAAATTGAGATGGATGATCCTGATTCGGAAAGTTCTCTCAATCGATTGGTGGATAGTCTTAAATTTGTCAAAAATTTCTGCAAAGAAAAAAACTTGACTTTGAAAGAATATCCATTATATATTGAAGACGCTCTACCGAACATGATTGACCATCTGAAGAACCATCATATAAATATGTATGCGCTTCATGCTTTAGGTGTTACAAAAATCGAGGTAGAGAATCGGATTCTGGATTTTATTTTCTCAGACTTTTGGATTACGTTTCAAAAAACGAAAAACAAATTCTATCTGAGCAGGAAGATGCGGGATTTCTCAAAAAAAGCAATTGACAAAATAACAAATCAACTACAATAACTAAACAACAATATGGCAACAAAAACAAAAAGCAAATTCGGTGCTGCAATGTTCGATTCGATCAAAGCAGCTTTAAACAAGGGTAATGAATCATCTGGTGGACAATTCTCAAATATTATGAGTTTTCCTGCTGGCAATACATACACTCTGCGTCTGATCCCTAATGTGGAGAATCCTGAAAAGAGTCTCTTCCATCATTGGGTGAATGGTTGGAATAGCAAAGCAACAGGTTCTTATATGAGCTACATTGGTCTTCAAACTTTTGGTGATCGTGATCCAATCTCTGAACTTCGTTGGAAACTTTGGAAAAGCTGGAAAGAAGCTAATCCTAAAGCTGAGAACAAAGAATACAAAGCAGAAATTGCTCAGAAAGAGCAGTGGCTTGTGAATGTTTACGTGATCAATGATCCTGCTAAACCAGAAAACAATGGCACTACGAGGATTCTTCGTATGGGTCCACAAATTAAGAAAATCATTGATGATGCCACCGAAGGGGAGCGTTCCGATGAACTTGGTTGGGACATTTTCGACCCGACTAAAGGACATGATTTCAAGATCGTTGCTGAGAAGAAAGGTGAATACACCACATTCGAATCTTCGTTCATCACTACCAAGTCCAAGACTGTTTTGGATGAGGAAGAGATTGATAAGATTTGTGAGTCTCTTCATGATCTTGAAGCAGTTTATCCCGTGAAGACTTACGATGAGCTTCAAGAAGTTCTGAACGAACACTTCTTCGTTGGTGCAGAGAAAGAAGAGCGCAAGCCTCTAAAACAAGCCAAAAAAGAAGTAGTAATCGATGAAGATGAAGATGAAGATGACATTCCCATGGTTCATGTAAAGTCGAAAGCGACATCGACCCCAAAAAAGAAAGTAGTTGAAGATGACGATGATGAAATTGACGATCTTCTTGCTGGATTAGATGACTAACCCTACTAACCCTCTCCATCAATCGGTGGGGAGGGTTTCCCTTTAATAAATTATGAATAACATTCCCGAAGAAATTGAAGCAATGGCATTTTTGATTGGTCAATCCAATCAGATTGACCAAATGATGGTTGATAGACCATCAACACTTATCACATCAGCACAGACTCTGAAAAATGGTATGAACGAGTATATCCAAACGCAAAGACAACAAGCTCCTCGCCCTGTTCAGCATCAACAAGTCCATCAACCCCCAATTGTTAATTTACCACCCCAACAATTACCTCAAGTTCCCCAGTATGCACCAATGCCACAAAAAGTGGATGATGGGCAATTGGAATTGAATTTGGAGCCGACTAAAGTGGAAGAAATTATTATTTTGTTGAAAGAAATTTCCAATAAGTTGACAAAGCAAAATAATCTGATAGAAAAGACGTATGCAAATCAATCTAAACAGAAAACCGTTTCAGAACCTATTGTTAAGCTTGTCGCAAATAAGTGACACATGTGTTCTAGAAATGACAGATGATGGCATACATGGGATTTCCTCTAGTGAGGATAACTCCATGTATGCTCATGCATATCTAAGAGGTGATTTTGAAGAAAAGAATTTAAATCTACCTTCTTTGAAGAAACTTTCCAAAGCATTAGACATGGTATCATCTGATACTGTAAAGCTAAAGTTGAACGGAAACCATTTGGAGTATAAAGATAAGCAAATCAAATTCAAATATCATCTCCATGAAGAAGGAGTCATCACTAGACCCAAGTTATCTCTGGAAAAGATTCGTAATTTTGAATATAACATCGAATTTGAGTTGGACTTTGATTTCCTTTCCAATATTCTTCAAAAATCTTCCATCACAAACACCAAGAAATTATATATTTTCACAGAAGATGGTAATTTGGTGTGGAAAGTTGGAGACGAAACCGTTCCAAACAGTGATACTCTGAGTATTGTAGGGGATGAAGTTGAATTTGAACTCAATCCTTTCATTCTAAAGATTGACAATTTGAAATTATTGTCTAAAGTATCGAAGACTGGTAATGTATTCAAAATCAATTCCAAGTTGGGAGTTGGTTGTATCGTCACGAAGAGTGGTGATTTTGAAATGGAATATATTTTTAGCTCACTGAAGAATTAATTATGGACGAAGAAACAAAATTACAAATAGAGGATGCGAGAGCAAATATTCAAGCTCTTGAATATCAACAAAAAGAAATTTACAACAATATCAAGAACTTGGTGAACCCTGATATTGAAGATTATTTATGGGACTACTGTTTCAATTGTGAAATTGGTGACAGATCGGAATTTATCACAAGAACAAAAGAAATTATTTATGGCGATTAACGAAATTACAGGAAAAGT